AATCTTCCGTCAGGTATACCAAATTTGTCATAAAATCTAGGTGTCATTAGGTTAGACAACTCTAGATTTACTGGCTTTGATAGACCAAACAAGCTAGCAGAATGCGCGGTGGCATTAGCCATAATTTGGGTGGCTCTAGCGAAAGGTGATATTACTGGAATACTAGTTAGATACGATGCTGCAACAGCAAGTGCTGAAGCTGGAGCAGATATAGGTCCATCTGCTATATACTCATCCGCCGTATCATCTGATTGAAATTCTATTCTCGTGGTTGTTGGAATTCGAATATCAACATCTTCAAACCAAGCGTAGATAGATATGGTTACAGGTACTACACTCCCTGCTACAGGCTCATTAGCTTGTCGCAAAGGCGAGTATACGTGAAAACCTAATTCTCCTAAGTTTGCGTATTGAAGTGATAAGTATTGGTTCCCTGCAATCTGCATATAGTCCGTAAACCAGCAGAAAGGCAGGATCATCTCTGGTGTTTGAGATGAGTTGGGATCTAAAATTATATGAGGCAAACTACTTTTGTTGAGGTAGTTGCCCGAACCTAATATCTTTATTTCTTTTGTACCGGCCAAAGGTTCATACAAAGCTAACATTCTACCATAATGAAATTGATTTCCATTAATTAAGAATTTTAAATGTAAATTGGCTTTAAAAAGACTAAAATTATCCATTTTCTCCTTAACAAAATTGTTAGAGGCTAGTAGAAGCCATGGATTGATAGGATTTATAGACCCGGTTTGAGTCCCATTCCATTCAAATTCGTGAATTTTCTGAGGTCTACTGAGAAACTTCCCTAAAGAAGTATCAGTAGATTTCATTCCAGTCACAGAATCTGTATTAAGAATGGGGTCTGCGCACAAGTGACCTGGTGTTTGATCACTAAATACGACTGTTTGTTGTGTTATGTCATTAGATGACACTTTTGAAATTGATTGAGCAAGTCGTTTGTACGACATATCAGCGACTCAACTGATATGAATTCGTATGTTATTTATAGCTCCAAGGGCAGCACGTCACTATCAGAACATAGTTAGAAAACTGATAATTAGTAAACGCGGTCACACCCAGGGACCTTCATTATGTTGTATAACCGGAGTAGTAGGCTTATGCCGGCGGGCCGAAGCCCTAGAGTTCCTCCTCTAAGACAGGAGCTGTCTCAGAGGACCTCACAATCATCTCATCATAAGTGAGTAATTGGAGGCGCGGGGTAATATCAAAAGATAGAATTTTGCATCTGATTCTATCATACTCTTCTCTACCCCAGTCGAAAGAGTTGTCTAGAGCACCAAGGATACCCTCAATGCTCTGTTCTTCTTTGGTGATCGCTTTTGATTCAGCAAAGACATCTGCCTTTAGCCTTGATTTTAAAGCTAAAGGTGCTCGATACCTGTTCAATTCATCATCCCAAACCCAAGTTCTGCATAGATAAGATAATTTATCCGGTTCTATCCAGCGGGTTGGTTCTGCGTCTTTATCTGACATAGTATATGATATTCCTATCTCCTTAAGTGATAGGGCAATATTTATATGGTTAAAGAACTCGGCATTCGGGGCAGCTCCGTGGCAGCTGTCATCTCCGAATGTTGTTAAATGAACATATCCTTTGAAATTTTCTAACATACCCTTGGCTATATCAGCTGTTTTCTTCTCAATGGCTAATAAAATATAATAGAATGCGTATCTCATCAAGATTCTAGTAATTATACTATTTATAATAACAGTCATAGGGTGTCCAGACATATTACCTCTAAATACAAAATAACAATCTCCATTCGCCATAACTATAGGTTGTACTAATTCCATTAGTATACCAGTAGCTATTTCGAACTCATCGCTGTTATAATTACCTGAAAGATCAAATATCGCCAACATATATCTAATAGCAGCCATTAATACAACTGGTGGTATGATACTATCAAATCCGTAAACATCTCCCTCAGTAACCTTCCATGGTTGTTGGGGTTCTGAAGTGAAATCTTGAGATCCTCTAAGGAAATAAAATAATCTAGTCCACTCTTCTGATCTTACATTCATGCCTACAGCACACTCAAAATGAAATCTATAAGTTTGATAAAGTTTAACAAAGGTTAAGAAAAACTTTCTCATTACTACACAATAGGTAATAGGACTCGCATAGAAGACGCGAGTTCTACCATTAACCCATTTAGATAACTTAAGAGGTTCTACTTTATAGTGAGCCATAAATATAGGATGATTTAGAAAACCCTTCTTATAATTAGCTTCGTAACTCATAATTTCAAGTAGTAGTTCTCTCTTGGGTGTAGCATGGTGTGTTTCGGGATCTATAACAAAATGATCTGCTTTTAGACCTCTTAAAGGATACCCGTCTGAGGTATTCATCTTTAATCGATCCATATACAATTCTCCAGGAACTCCGTTAATAGCTTGTTTTAGAGGAACTGGCTTAATAATATCTTTCACAATATCATGCATAGAACCTTGTAGATCTTCACGAACCATAGCTTCAACTATTGTATGAAAGTGAGCTTCTTGAGTATTAGCAGGATTGGACATCTGTTGATCAAGAACATGAATAAGAGGATCTAAATAAACATCTTGAATTTCTCCATCTACTTCTCTAGGATACCAACCTTTCTGCAAAACTGGTGTTCTATAAGTCACTCCATACTCTTGGAAGAGAGGGTAATTAGTATTATGAATCTTGGCGACAGGTTTAGTCCACACAAACTTCATAGAAGATCCTAAAACCTCACCAACTCCATCCTTAATACCAGCTAAAGTGGATTTTGGATGTAAATCGGTGAGACTCTGTATCTCGATTTCTCCTTCAGAGAAATTAGATATTGAGCGATCTATTACGGTTTTGTCAATGTAAGGTGTTGTACATTTCAAAACCATATTACTAATTGGAATGGATAAAGAAATTTTGTGTTCGTAATCCCCATTTCCAGTTTTGAGCTTCTCGGTTAAAGCTCCAATATGCATATTTGCAAGGTAGTATCTAGCATTGATGTTGATAATGCCTGGAAGTCCACACCATCCCTTCTTTGATATGATCTCTGAAGCGAATAGATATGGGAAAGGCATTGAATAAGGCTCCATAATTATCCTATTCTCAACTACTTTGGTTTGAACAGTAGATATAGAATAATTATCATCGGGATCCAGAAAATGCATACGACCAGCAAAGTTCAGTATAGGGGAAGGAGGTAAAAACTCTTCTAAAC